AGACTAATACCCGACTTTAAAGTATGCACCCAAAACTACACCGTAGAAAATACACCAAAGTGGAGTGTAGGACACACCGACGAATGGAATTATAAAGCCAAAGACGAAGAATAGTTCTTGACATCTAGTATAAATCAATATATAATATAAAAACTAACAAAGGAGATACCATATGAGTGGAAAAGTTTTCGGACCTGAAGAAAAGGCAAAACTAGTTCAAGTTATCAATGACGGTGCAAGTGTAATGCAAGAAGTACAAGATCTTAGAGAAGGTCTTAAAGACACGGTAAAAGCAGTTGCAGAAGAACTAGATCTTAAGCCAGGTCTAATTAATAAAGCCATTTCAGTTGCACACAAAGGTAATTGGCAAGAAGTTTATAACGACTTTGACGACCTTGAAACTATTGTTGTTACTACTGGGAAAGACAAATAATTGAAAAAAGTAATAGACTTCTGGGCCGAGAGTTATCGGTCTGACAAAATTGCATTCGCTTTTGAACTATTAAGTTTTCTATTTACGGTTGGTGCAAGTTTAACACTTGCATTCACAGCCGACAATCCAGATATGCGTATTGTATATCCAGGATTTTTTATAGGTTCACTTGCAGGAGTGTATGCTTATTATAGACGAAGAATTGCATGGCCTTTGCTACTAACAACCTACTTTGCTGTGGTTAATGTTTTTGGCTTTGGTGTTGCAATAGGTTGGTGGTAGTATATGCCAAGAAAACAAAAATATCAAGACGTTTCACATTACGATCCTAAAATTCATTCAAAGACAAAAGGTGGGTATGGATTTGGTATGAAACGAAGTATAAAAGACATTCCAGGCGAAGCCAGCGGATTACATTTAGCAAAAGTATTCGGTTGGGAAATACCTGATCATCTTAAACCACTAGCAAAGAAACTAAAAATATTATGAAAAATTTATGGGAAAAAGTAAAGCAATTTTGGATTAGAAGTTATACCTCTGATAAAACAGCGTTCTACTATGAAACAATAGCAAGTATATGTGTGTTTATATCAATGACTTGGATTAGTGTTACAGCAGATGCTCCTCCAATGCATTTAATTTATCCTGTAAGTTTTACAGGTGCGGTGTTTAGTATTGTTGCATTTGTAAGACGTCAAGTTGGTTGGCCACTTGTAATGACAAGTTATTTTGCTTGTTTACATATCTTTGGCTTTGGTAGAGCAATGGGTTGGTGGTAATGAAGTCTTTGCCATATGAATTTAAGGTATGGAGCCAACACAAAGAAGACGGAATTATTGAGTTGCTAACAAACTCTATCAAAGATAATACAAAAACATTTTTAGAAATAGGATGGGGCAATGGTACAGAAAACATGACCCATCATTTAATGGATCAAGGATGGGGCGGAGTTGGTGTTGATGCTGATCCTAGAATTTTTTCAAAAGCCGTATTACCAGATAACTTCAAACACATCAATCTTAAGGTAACACCAAAAAATGTGGATAAGGCATTTAAGGATACTCCAAAAATTTTTGATTTCTTTTCGTTAGATATTGATAGTTATGATTATGAAATATCTAAATGGTTATTAGAAAATAATTATATTCCAAAGGTTGTTTGTTTAGAAATTAACAAAAGATTTGGTCCTAACATCTATGCTAGTTTTCCTTTTATAGAATTTGCTTCTAAACACAACGGATTTTACAAAAAAACAGGACTATTTGGTGTAAGTCTAGCAAAGTATAAAAAACTTTGGACCGATTACGGGTACAAGTACTTTGGCTATGACACTTCTGCTAATAATATTTTCTTTTATCATCCAGAGTATGTAAACAATCTAGATAATATGGAAAGACATTCCGACGAATCTTTTCCTGTAACTGACGATTCTGCTATGATAACTATGGTAGAAAACAATAGTTATTGGAAACCACTTAGAGAAAAAATATGGAAAAAATAACATTAAGAGAAAAAATTAACAATAAAATGGATCACTTGCAAACCTTAATGGAAGGGCAGGCACACATTGACAGACCTGAATATGTTAAAGACGTAATTTCATGGGTATCAAAATTTTGGAGTGTATTAAGCGAAGAAGATAAAGACTATATACACGGTGCCCAATATGCACTAGAAGAAAAAATGGAGTGGAAAGTTTGAAATATATTGTAGACATTGACGGAACCATTTGTAATCTAAATATTACACCCGACGGTAAAAATGAATATGAGTACGCAAAACCTTACGAGGATAGAATCGCACACTTCAATAAATTATTTGAAGAAGGTCACGAAGTTATATACTGGACGGCAAGAGGCATGAGCAATGGTAATTTAGAAGCAAAAAAAGAACTAACTTATAATCAACTAAGAAGTTGGGGTGTTAAGTACACTGACGTAAGGTTTGAAAAGCCTCACTATGATATTTGGATTGACGATAAAGCAATAAACGTAGATGCGTATTTTGAACAAATAGAACTTGACAAAATATTGAAATGATTGTATTATTATAATAACAAAGGAGTTTTATGGGAATTGACATCAAGAGACGATACGATCCATACGAAGACAAACCATCTAAAGAAGAACAGCAAGAAAAATTAGACAAGTTAATGAAGAAGTTTTTAGCCAAAGGCGGTAAAATAGAAAAACTGGAACCGGGTGCGGCACAAGGTGCTGGCGGAATGGACAGATCGCCACATTGGACTGATGCAGAACTTAAGGCAAAATATAGATTAGAACATGGTATTAAAGAACCTAAACAACCTACTAAAGGCCGAAAAAAGAAAACAAAGAAATAGTATCACATAAGTATATGTGTAGAAGGTACATCCAGCCACAAATGGAGTTTTTGGTATTGTCAGCCGAAAGTGACAAACAGGAGAAAAAATGAGTTATGTAGACGCTCTCTGGAATAGAGACAAAGATATTATTAAAGTCGTTGAAAGAACTAAAAACGGCGATCGAGAATTTAGAGAATTCCCTGCAAGATACGTATTTTATTACGGCGACCAAAAAGGTAAGCATCAATCCACTACGGGCAATCCGTGTACTAGAGTTGTATGTAAAAGTTGGAAAGACTTTATTAAAGAACAAAAGATAAACAAACACAAAGGTTTGTTTGAAGCCGATATTAATCCTGTATATCGTTTGCTTGAAGAAAACTATCAAGGACAAGACGCACCAAATCTACACGTTGCATTTTTCGATATTGAGGTTGACTTTGATCCGGAACGTGGATATAGTTCACCTGAAGATCCATTTACAGCGATTACAGCAATCACCGTACACCTGCAATGGTTGAATAGTTTAGTAACACTAGCACTTCCGCCTAAAACAATGACCATGGAAGATGCCAAGTATGCAGTTAAAGACTTTCCTAATACACACCTGTTTGAAACTGAAGCAGAAATGCTTGACACGTTCTTAGACTTAATTCAAGATGCAGATATTTTATCAGGGTGGAACAGCGAAGGCTATGATATTCCATACACCGTGAACCGTATTACTCGTGTGCTTTCAAAAGAAGATACAAGACGTTTTTGTTTATGGGATCAATATCCTAAGAAAAGAACTTATGAAAAGTTTGGTCGTGAACAGGAAACATATGATCTGATCGGACGTCAACACTTAGATAGTCTTGAATTGTATCGTAAGTACACATATGAAGAAAGACACACATATAGACTTGATGCTATTGGTGAAATGGAGATCGGTGAGAAGAAAACCGTATACGAAGGTACACTTGATCAGTTATATAACAACGACTTTAGAACATTTATTGAATATAACAGGCAAGACGTTGAACTACTAGACAAACTAGATAAGAAACTACGTTTTATTGACCTAGCAAACGAACTTGCACACGCAAACACCGTGTTGTTACCAACAACAATGGGTGCAGTAGCAGTTACAGAACAAGCAATTATTAACGAAGCACACAGACGTGGCTTTGTTGTTCCTAATAGGGTACACAGAGAACCAGGTAGTGAACCTGCCGCGGGTGCTTATGTTGCTTATCCTAAAAAAGGATTGCATGACTGGATCGGATCAATGGACATTAATTCACTATATCCTTCTGTTATTAGAGCATTGAATATGGATCCAGCAACCGTTGTAGGACAACTAAGACCAACATACACAGAAGAACATATTAAAAATGAAATGACATTGCGTAAAAAGTCATTTGCGGCGGCATGGGAAGGACGTTTCGGCAGTTTAGAATATGATGCTGTAATGGAACAAAGAAAAGATATACAACTTACCGTTGACTGGGAAAACGGCGAATCAGATGTTATGAGTGCCGCAGAGTTTTATAGATTAATCTTTGATAGTAATCAACCATGGATGCTTACTGCTAATGGCACTATTCTTACAACAGAAAAAGAAGGTGTTATTCCAGGACTACTAGAACGCTGGTATGCTGAACGTAAAGAAATGCAGGCTAAGAAAACTGAAGCAATCCAAGCAGGAAATAAAATCGAAAGTGCATTCTGGGATAAACGACAACTTGTTAAAAAGATTAATCTAAATAGTTTGTATGGTGCTATTCTTAATCCTGGTTGTAGATTCTTTGATCCACGAATTGGTCAAAGTACAACACTAACAGGCAGAGCCATTACAAAACACATGGCAAGTAAAGTTAATGAAATTATCACAGGCGAATATGATCACTTAGGTAAAGCAATTATCTATGGTGATACTGACTCCTGTTACTTTAGTGCATATACTAGTCTACGTGCAGAAATCGATAAACAAGATATTCCATGGAATAAAGAAAGCATTATTGCACTTTATGATCAAATTTGTGATGAAGCAAATACTACTTTTCCTAAATTTATGCAGGACGCATTTCATTGTCCTAAGAGCAGGGGTAAAGTTATTGCCGCAGGTAGAGAAGTTGTTGGCGAAAAAGGTTTGTTTATTACAAAGAAAAGATATGCTATTCTAATCTATGATCTAGAAGGCGAACGTATGGACACTGAAGGCAAACCAGGTAAGGTAAAAGCAATGGGTCTTGATCTTAAGAGATCAGATACTCCTGTGTTTATGCAGGACTTCCTAAGTGAAGTATTGTTGGCTGTGCTAACAGGTGCCCAAGAAGAACAGGTGCTTGATATGATTAGCGAGTTCCGAACAAAATTCAAAGCACGACCAGGTTGGGAAAAAGGTTCACCTAAACGTGCAAACAATATTACTGATTATCTTGCCAAACTCAAAAAGCAAGGTAAGGTTAATATGCCTGGTCATGTAAGGGCAAGTATCAATTGGAACACCCTTAAAGAAATGAACAGCGACAATTATAGTATGCAAATTGTTGACGGTATGAAGGTTATCGTTTGCAAACTAAAACAGAATCCTATGGGATATACTTCGGTTGCATATCCTACAGACGAATTAAGAATACCAAGTTGGTTTCAAGAACTGCCATTTGCGGATGACGAAATGGAATCAGTTATTATTGATAAAAAATTGGGTAATCTTATAGATGTTTTGGATTGGGATATAAAATCAACCGAACAGAAGAATACATTCAATAATTTATTTGACTTTGAATGATTTTCTAAATATAATAGTAATAAGGAACGGAGAAAACTATGAAAGACATATTACAAGACATTGTAGCACATACACACGCACTTGGCTTTTTAAACATTGTTAAAGTAAACGGTGATGATGCACAAACAGGTATTGATAGCATGGCAGAGGATCGATCTGTTATTCTACAAGCAAACACAAAAGCACCACAGATTGAGATGAAGGGTACTTTTGGTATGCCTAACCTAAATAAACTAGACATTCATTTAAAGTGTCCAGAATACAAAGATGGTGCAACTATTGATGTAGTAACCGCTGACAGAAACGGTTCAACTATTCCAGTAGGCATTCATTTTGAAAACAAAGCAGGTGACTTTAAAAATGATTATCGTTTTATGAACGCTGACATTATTAATGAAAAACTTAAAACCGTTAAATTTAAAGGTGCAAGTTGGGACGTTGAAGTTGCTCCAACTATTGCTAACGTACAACGTTTTAAATTACAAGCAACTGCTAACGCAGAAGAAACGGTGTTTACGGTTATTACAGATGGCACAAATCTTAAATTTAAATTCGGTGATGCAAGTACACACGCAGGTGAATTTATTTTTGCGGCAAATATTACAGGATCACTTAAAAATGAATGGGCATGGCCAGTAGCACAAGTTATGGCTATTTTAAACTTAGATGGTGATAAAGTAATGCGTATTTCAGACCAAGGTGCAATGCAAATTGCAGTTGATAGTGGTTTAGCACAATACGAATACATTTTACCAGCACAAAGCAAATAAGGATACATGACAAAAAATAAAAAGCCAGGCTTAGTAGACAAAATAGGGAAAGCACATTCAAAGGTGTTTACATACGTTAGTAAAAAAGCAAAGACAAGTAAACTATGGGCATTATTATTAACAGCATTAGTAATATACGAATTAATAGAACATTTAGTTTACCCTTGGCTTGTTCCACTTTTAGCAATTAAAGCCTTTGGATAATAGGAGAGTAATTTGAATACTGACTTAACAAAAGAACAAAAGGACTACGCAATCTTCCTGCCGGCGATCAGTGGTTTCTATGCGACTTTTATTGGCAAACAACGTAGAGAAGAATATGTAGATAAAACTCGTATTCCTTTCCCTAACAACGAAATGGAAAGTCTTAACTGGTTTAACAAAAAAGACGGACTATTCAACTATCAATGGAGTTTGTATTCTGCAGGACACGCCGAACTTGACATTAACAAGGACGCACCTAAAGAATTAATGATCCGTGAACGTGATCGCGAAAATAGTTGGCTACTTGGTGACTCAGGTGGTTTCCAGATTGGTAAGGGTGTTTGGGAAGGTGATTGGAAAGATCCTAATTGTCCTAAGGCTAAAAAGAAACGTGAGCAGGTTCTTGCGTGGATGGATGCCTATATGAATTATGGTATGATCCTTGATATTCCGGCTTGGGTGGCACGTTCACCAGCAGGAAGAAAAGCAACAGGTATTGACAACTATCAAGATGCCGTTAATGCTACACGCATTAACAACGATTACTTTATGAAGAATCGTACAGGTGCTTGTAAGTTTCTAAACGTACTACAAGGTGAAAATCACGCTGATGCAGAAGATTGGTATCAACAGATGAAAGACTATTGTGATCCTAAGGTATATCCAGACACACACTTTAATGGTTGGTCAATGGGTGGTCAGAACATGTGCGATGTGCATCTTGTTCTTAAAAGATTAGTAGCATTACGCTTTGATGGACTACTTGAAAAAGGTGTGCATGATTTTATGCACTTCTTAGGTACAAGTAAACTAGAGTGGGCAACTTTGCTTACAGATATTCAAAGAGCAGTTCGTAAGTATCACAACGAAAACTTTACGATTACATTTGATTGTGCTAGTCCGTTCCTAGCAACAGCAAATGGTCAAATATATTGTGAACTTGAAACTAATGATAGAAGTAAATGGGTGTATAGAATGGTACCTAGTATTGATGACAAAGCATTTGCCACTGATACTACTCCTTTCGGTCAAGCATTTGTACGTGAAGGCAAACACACTAGTTTCTTAGATAGTCCTATTACAGCAAATTTACAAGCAAAAGATATTTGTATATACGCACCAGGCGACCTAAATAAAATAGGTAAAGAAGGAAAAACAAGTTGGGATAGTTTTTCCTATGCGATCCAAATGGGTCATAATGTATGGAGTCACATTAATGCAGTACAAGAAGCAAACAGACAATACGACAACAGCCTTGTTCCAAGGATGCTTGTTCAAGAACAATTTGACAGGGTATTTTTTAGAGATGTTGTGGAGGCAATATTTGCAACATCAAACAGAGATGAAGCAAACGCAATCATAGAAGAATTTAGTAGATTTTGGATGGCTATTCCAGGCACACGTGGTGCTATTGGTAAGAAAACGGTTAATGCAAGTACACAATTTAATGCATTATTTGATGTCGAAGAAGATTCTATTCAAGAAGATATTCATGAAGATGGATTCTTTACTGAAGAAGAAGAACAAAAACTACAACAACTGGAGGTATAATATATGAAAGAACAAGATAAAAATCATAGAATCAAAATACTGGAATCACGTCACAGACAACTTGACGATGATATTAAAAGAGGTTATAGCAGTTATATCGATGATGCATCGCTTACTAAAATGAAACACGAAAAACTACACATTAAAGATCAAATTGAGAAATTAAAAAATGAAGCGTGATTATACAGATGGCGTAAGGGACGATGTTAACTACTTTACAGGCTTTGAAGTAGAGAAAACACCTGCGTATGATATGGACACACTATTTGTCGTAGGTTGTCGTCCACTAGAAGAAGTTCTTGCTAAAGCAGAACACCACCATGTGGATCATATCTATCTTGGTGCTAATCATAGTTTTGTTCCAAAAGAAGAATGGGAAGATTTGGTACTAGGATTATTAGACGCTAAATCGTCTTTGGGTACAAATTATATGGTAACACTTGATTATGATGTTAAGTATCACGAATGGATACTAGAAACAGGAATGGGTGAACGACACAACTTTATTCCATTGTTAAGTGTAAAATTACCCTATGTAAATCAACTAGGCTACAATGCTTGTATTAAGATTGATGACTCAGACTTTAATCATTCCAATCCTGGAGTTTGGATTCATCAAGTTCATGACCTTTTGGACAGAAATAAATTCACGGATTGGAGCAAATATGGCAACGATAATCCGGTTGACAACGAGTAGGAAAGACACTATACTATGAGTATAACAGAACAAATGCAAAAGGCTTATGCCGCAACTGAAAGACATGAAAAAATTATGAGAACTGCAAAGCGTATGATTTGGGTAACATTCCGTAAGGAAGGTATCCACAAGTATCCTGCGGCACTGGATGATCCCAGTCTTGCAACAGGTGATGAATATGATGTTTCGTTTTTGGGTTACCCACACAGACACATATTTCATTTCAAAGTCGCTATTTCTGTAACGCACAACGACAGAGATATCGAATTCATTCAATTCAAACGATGGTTGGAGAAATTATATGACAGCAAGACATTAGAGTTAGACTATAAAAGTTGTGAAATGATGGCTGATGATCTATATGAAAAGATTTCAGCAAAATATCCGGGCAGAGAGGTTCACATCGACATCAGTGAAGATGGTGAAAACGGTGCTCATATTGAATATGCAAAAGACTAAAGGAGAATCAAAGTGTCTTATTTTGCAGAACATCCGCAGATCGTTAAGATCTTTAAGGACTTGGAAGACTTTCGCGATTGGTGTCGTTTCGACGGTCATCGATATGACGAAAAAGATCTTTATAATAACGAAAGCGGTATTTGGAAAACTTACTGCCGCGAACGCAGTAAGAAGCAGAAGAACTTTAAAAAGAGATCAAGGAAACATTGATCCAGCAAAAGGAGTTGTAGCATGAAAATATGGTTGGTAGATTTAGAAGCAGTAGAAACTAGATATACATCTGAATGGAAAGTTCACTTACCTAAACAACTTAAAAAGGTAGGAAGTATTTTCGACGGCTACGCAGAAGTAGAAGTCATGGATGGTGCTGACGATATTCCAGATGCTACAACTCCTGGAGCATTTTTAAACTTTGGCGGAACAAACATTTACAAATGCACACAAATAGAAAAACTTTCTCGTGCATTTACAAATAATAAAGTTAAATCCGGTGATCATATTATCTTCACAGATGCGTGGCATCCTGGTATTATTAATGTGAAGTACATGGCAGAATTGCTAGGTATCGATGTAATAACACACGGACTATGGCATGCCGGCAGTTATGATCCTGCTGATTTCTTAGGTAGACTAGTAGGTGATACCCCTTGGGTAAGAAATGCTGAAAAGAGTTTCTTTCATGCATTTGATCACAATTACTTTGCTAGTGATTTTCATATTAAAATGTTTTGTGAAACACTACTAGGCATTGATATGACGTTAGCAAACGAAACTCATATTAAGGATAACAAAATTGTAAGAGCAGGTTGGCCTATGGAATATACAAAAGATAGTTTAACTCCATTTAAGGGCATGAAAAAGAAAAATTTGATTCTTTTTCCACACAGAGTTGCTCCAGAAAAACAACCTGAAATATTTAGAGATTTAAAAGAAACATTGCAAGATGATTATGAATTTGTCGTTTGTCAAGATCAACGATTAAGCAAAGTTGAATATCATAACTTGCTAGGCGAAGCAAAAATGATCTTTAGTGCTAATCTACAAGAAACACTAGGCATTAGTGCATATGAAGGTGCTGTTGTAGATACATTTCCGTTAGTACCAGACAGATTAAGTTATACAGAGATGTATGATGACTATTTCAAATACCCAAGTGAATGGACACAGGATTGGGATAGTTACATTAAGAACAAAGACAAACTTGTTGAAAAAATTCATTGGGTAATGAATGATTATAAAAAGCATCTTTCTAAGATTGATGTACTAACAAACTATCTATCAAATGAATATTTTAGTTGCAATAATATTACTAAGATGTTACAATATTACAACGAACAAAATAAAGAGACATCCACGTCTTAAACTCGGAGAAAAAAATGAAAAAATATGAAGAAGTAACACGCAGAATCAAGGACGCAAATAAGCGTTATTGGGCGGGTGATAATATTAGTGAATTCATTTATGCTGGTGAAAAAGAAAAACTAATTGAAGAAGCCGCAGAGAAATTTGAAGGTGTGCTAGACGCACTTTTGATTGATCGTGATAATGATCCTAATTCAATGGGTACTGCAAAACGTCTTGCTAAAATGTATTATAACGAACTTATGCAAGGACGTTATGACAAGATTCCAGCCGCAACGGCTTTTCCTAATAATGGTGAAGATGCATACACTGGTATGCTAGTGGTTCGTTCAGAACTTAAAAGTGTTTGTTCACATCATCATCAACCGGTAACAGGCGTAGCATACATTGGTGTTATTCCTAATGGTAAGGTAATTGGACTTTCTAAATATACACGTATCGCACAATGGTGTGCTAGACGTGGCACACTACAAGAAGAACTTGCAAATGATATTGCACGTGAGATTGAAAAAGCAACAGATGCAAAACATCTAGGTGTATACATTCAAGCAACACACGGTTGTTGTGAAAATAGAGGTATTATGGCACATTCAAGTTTAACACAAACAACCGTGCTAAAGGGTTCGTTCAAAGAAGATTCGGGAACAAAGAAAGAGTTTATGGATAATATTAAGTTGCAACAAGAGTTTGCACCGAGGTAATTATGGGTGATGATATTAAAGAAATTAAAATAGTTACTACATCTGAAGATCAACCAATAGCAGATGATACAGGTACATTTACAATATCTATTGATGGGTTAGAAGATCACTATGCTTCATATGCTTCACCGGGGTTATCTCCATCTTATACAACTACTGATTATGGTTGGACTGGTACACCTGGTTGCTATGTTGATACAGACCTTGTAGAAAGTAATCCCACTTGTAAAGCATTATGGGATCAATTTGAATACGTTTACAATATGGTTAAAGCAGACAAAGAAAACGAGGAAAGTAATGACATTCCGTTTTAGATTTTTTAAGTGGATTTCAGATTTTGACTTTCTAGATTGGTTAGATATAATTGGTCGTAAAAGAATTATTATGGACCGTTATGAAAACGAACCTTATCTAACACGCTACTATCTATTCCTTAAGGATAGAAAGTGGTTTCCATTTAATGTATTCCTACATAAATTTCATAAAGGCGATCTAGATGATTTACATGATCATCCGTGGCCATACTTTACATTAATTCTAAAAGGCGGTTATTGGGAAACTACGCCCAAAGGACGCTTTTGGAGAAAGCCTGGACATTTTAGATTTAATAGTCCCCGCAGTTTGCATCGAATTGAATTAGAGCCAGGAGTTACTCCTTGGACACTTTTTATTCCAGGACCTAAAATGAGGGAATGGGGTTTTATTCGTAAAGGTAAATGGGTACAACACGAACAATACTTAGAGGAAAAATACGATGGAAAATAGTCAAATTAATACACCAGAAGGACGTGAATGGCTTACAACACTCTTGCGTGAGCAACAAGTGATTGTTACTTTTAACAAAAAAGATGGCGATCAACGTATAATGACTTGTACACTTAATCAAGATCTTATTCCTGAAAATAAAAAGCCTAAAACAAAACCAGAAGATGATAATAAAAAGAAAAACGAAAACGTTCTTGCTGTTTACGATATAAATGCAGAAGGTTGGAGATCATTTACTTGGGCGAATGTAACTAATGTAGAGTTTTCTTTAGATAACGAAGATCCTGCAGAACAAGAAGGTAAACTGGTTTACTCAGGAGCATTACTAAAATGATTAACAAGAAGTTTTATACTTGGCATGATATAGAAGTAATGTGTACAAACATTGTTACCCAAATGTACAAGGACAAATGGACGCCAGACTACATTGTGGGCATTACACGAGGTGGCAATGTTCCTGCTACTATTATTAGTAACATGACCGGCATACGTTGCGAAGCACTAAAGGTAGCACTACGTGATGATACAAGCCATTTAGAAAGCAATGCCTGGATGGCCGAAGATGCTTACGGCTACGATGAACAAGGTTCATTTGCCCCTGAGATGGGATTCTTTAAAAATAAACCAATGGGCAAAAACATTCTTGTTATAGACGATATTAATGATACTGGCTCAACATTTAATTGGATTAAAGAAGATTGGAAGAGCAGTTGTTTACCACATAGTCCTGTATGGGACCAAGTTTGGAAAGACAACGTTCGCTTCGCAGTATTAACAGAAAACCTAAGCAGTGAGTTTGACGATGTGTCATACTGGTGCGATGAAGTAAACAAAGCCGAGGAAGATGTATGGTTAGTATATCCCTGGGAGAATATAGGACACTATGGCTAAAAAAGGCGAAGTACAACAACCACAAAATATAGAATCAAACGGCGTTTATCTTTTGATGGATCAAATTACCTATGCTAGTTGTAAAGAAGCAATTAAATGGGTAATGAATCATAATTTAAGCGATAATCCATTACCACAATTAACAATAATAATTAATTCACCGGGCGGAGATGTACACGCCGCATTTGCATTAATTGACGTGATGAAATCAAGTAGTATACCCATTAAGACGGTAGGATTAGGCTTGATTGCAAGTTGTGGCTTTTTAATTTTTATTGCGGGTACTAAAGGTAAACGTATTCTTACACCTAACACAAGCATTCTATCACATCAATATAGTTGGGGTAGTAGAGGTAAAGAACATGAACTATATGCTAGAGTAAAAGAATTTGAACTCAGCACAGAACGCATGATTAATCATTACAAAAAATGTTTAGGAATGACAGAAGCAAAAATTAAAGAAATACTTCTTCCGCCACAGGACGTTTGGTTAAGTGCTGAAGAAGCAAAGAAACTTAAAATTTGTGATAAGATTGAGGACTTGTACTAATGCGTGAAGACCTGATGGTACAGCAACAGGTAAAAAATGTATGGCAACACATGGTTGGTGTTATTTGCCTGAATCAAGTTAATAGACGACAAACTAAACCATTGCTTACAAAATTCTTTAAACGATGGCCTACAGCAAATAAACTATTGCGTTCAGCAACTATTCCCATGCTGGAAGAGTTTTTAGCACCACTAGGTATGCAAAAGGTAAGAGCAAAACGCATTTATAAGATGAGCATTCAAATAGAACATTGGGATGGTAACGATGCTACACAATTATACGGTATTGGCAAGTACGGTTCTGATAGTTATAGAATTTTTTATAAAAATGAAATACCTGCAGATGTTCAGGACAAAGAATTAAAACGTTATATAACAGAGGAACTAACGTATGGCCACGCTTGAAGAAAAAGAACATCTAATAGAAACAATTAAAAGACCTGATAGATACTATCGTATCAGCATTTGGGGTTATGGTAGTGAAATGGTATGGAATAAAGTTTCCAAAGAATGTGCTGATTGGTGGAACTCACAGGAAGATCTATCAGCAGAAGAATACATGAGTGATCCTGAAGAGTTTGTAAAAGAAAATACTATCCCCGACGAAGCCAATTTCCTTAGATGGGAAAACGATGATGGAGAGAAATACTATTCAGGGTGGCATGAACCACCAGAAGAAGCAGGACATTTTTGGGGTGTGTCAGATTCAGGTGCAAATATTACCGTAGAAGAAGTTGAATCAGGTGAATACAATGCTCCTGTA